TTTTAATTCACCCTGGTTATCGCAATGCTTACAATCAATTGCCCACCTATCTTTTTTAGGCTCCGGTGCAGTTACCCACACAAAACCATTACCTTTACATTCCGGACAAATAATATTTTGACTCATGCTTTGCCATTACCATTTTTGTAACCTAATTTTTTTGCCGCTCTAGAAGCAAGTGCTTCGATTGTTTTACTAATCGTAAGCTGTGCGTCTAAAAACTTTCCATCCGCTAAAAAGTTAAGCTTCTTATAGGTTTCTATAGGTACGGATACTGATTTGAACTTATTTGGATCTGCCATTTGTTTCTCACTTTCTGTTTTGTTGTTTGTTTTATATGGGAAGTTATAACACAAAAACAAGTCCTTGCAACTAATTAATTTTTAAGGTATAAAGAAATTCTCTTCTCACACCTTTTGTTTGCTCGTCCTGATTTCTTCAGGGCGGGCAGCAATTATTAACCTGGGTGACCTTGGCCGCGTTCTGATCTTTTGGGCCCTTTGTGTTTTTTTGAATGCCTACCAGGCCTTTTGATATTTTTTCTTTGTAAAAAAACTGCGTCTTTACTTTTTTTCGCCATGTAATTTTAGATCTCCTATTTTTATATTTAAAGGTAAATATTTAATAGAACCATTTATATATTGTTCTGTATCCTCTCCGCAAGTTCCACAACGATAATAATTTTTAACAATAGATATTAAAACAGTATTTTCTTTACAGTAAGGACAAACACCTTTAGCAACATCTACTTCAAATCCAAAAATATTTTCTTCTTCTTTTACTTTAGTTTTCTTTTTACGTTTCATTAATATCATAGAACATAACATCACTATCCTCTGTTATCCAACCTTTGTTTTCTACGTTCCAGACTGTAGTTTGGACTTTATAATCTGGAATGGTACTAGAAGTAGTATAATGAGGAATGTTCCACAAAATACGATTGTTAGGCATAGCTGCATAATTACCGTTATAAAGAGCCAAAACATGTGCACACTTGTGCTCTTGAGGTACTTCGCTATGATCTGTATCCAAGATATTACTTTCAGGCGATGCCCAATCAACAGTAAAGCAATATTCAGCTTCAAGAAACTTTTTACTTTTGTCCAAGAATTTTCCACGTTGTCCCCCTAAAAAATCAAAAGTAGTAATAGCAGGATAATAACTAAAACAATTCCACAATTGTAACGAGTCAATTGACATATCGGGCACTTCGGATCTAGAAAAACGTTTTTGGAAAAACGCGCTGATAGGCAATCGATAGTAGACCGCACCGTTCGGGAGTAGGATGTGAAATAATAAGGCACGCCCTGTAATGCTTGCCAAACCAAAAATAACACACTCTTCACTTTCACCATGATGTTGTTTAAAGTCATAAAGATATTCCTTCCTTACATTGCAGTAGATAGGTGGGATATTTGCATTGAGATAAGACATTATTTAATGTCCCCCCAATTATCTCCTTTTTCATAATCTACTTTATTGGGTACTTTTAAAGTCACAGCAGATTCCATAATTTCTATAATCTGTTCTGACTGTTTATCAGATGATACAGAAATGTCCACCTCATCGTGTATTTGAATATGAGGAATAATTCCATTTTCATATAAAGCTACCATAGATTTTTTAGTCATGTCAGCAGCAGATCCTTGAATTAATTTGTTTAAAGCTTTGTAAGTAAAGGCTCTTTTTAAAGGCTCATCATATTCTTTTCTTGCTTGCTCTAATGGTAAAGGTTTAAACACACCAAATTGAGTAGGTTGCCATAAATCAAAATGACAGGCTCTTCCGCCTAACGTTCTAATCTTACCGTAGTTCTCTGCTTTCCTGGTTACATTATCCATAAGCTTTTTAACAAAAGGTGCTTTCATATGATATTGTTTAATTAATTTTTCTGCAGATTCTTTCATCAATCCTAATTCAGACATTAATTTATTTTTACCCATTCCATACATTAGACCTAAATTAATTGTTTTAGCTTGTTTACGTTCAATACCTGCCATATCAGCAACTACCTGGTGAAAGTCTGCGTCCCCTGAATTATATGCATCTACAATTTCATCCACTCCCTCTAAATTTTGTAACTTGGCATAGTGTACTAAAATTCTTGGTTCTTGTTGTGAGTAGTCAAAGGAACCCCATTTACATTTTTCCTCTGGAATAAATATAGATCGTATCATTGGACCCAATTCTGGATGCCTTGCAGGAATTTGTTGTAGGTTTGGATTACTCATAGAAAATCTACCTGTAACAGTTCCTCCTTGATCAGATCTAATTTGATTTATGTCTGCATGTATTCTTCCATTGACTGCATGTTTGGTAATAGAATCTATAAAAGTTGTATGCGCTTTATTAATCTCTCTGGCATCTGCAATTAATTTTGGTAATTCATGTGGATGATTTTGTAAAAAGTTTTTTGTAAAACTTGGTTCACTTGTTTTTTCTGTTCTGTCGTATGGTAATTGTAATTTATCAAATGCTTTTGCAATAGATCTTGCCGCATGTATTTCTACTTCAATACCAGTTAACTCTTTGATTTTATTGACTATTTTAGCTTCACGTTGCATTAAATTATTTTTAATATTTTCAGCTTTTTCTAAATCAACTCTTACACCTTTGAATCTCATGTCTACTAAACATGGAAATAATTTTGTTTCTAAATTAAATACATCCATTAATTCTTGGTTGTGAAGTTCTGTATCTAATCGTTGCCAAAGTTTTAACGTAGCTTCCGCATCACGTTCCGCGTACTGTCCAACAAAAAGAGCAGGCAATCTCCACATATCTTTTTTTGCGTCCAGGCCATAATCTTTTGCTGCTTCTTGTAATATTTTTTCATCCTTACCTAAACCAACATAAAATTTTGCTAATGTATCTAAACGATAGGACATTCTATTTTCATCAATCAAAGATGCTGCAATCATGGTATCTACAATTTTACCTTTGATTGTTAGGCCCATAGACCGTAGCCAACACACATCATACATTGCATTATGAAAAATAAAGGTAGTATCTTCTTGATTAAACATATCTTGGAGCCATGATAAAACTAATTTCTTATCTAAATTTCCTCCAAGTTCATGTTGAATAGGATAGTAACCAGACCAACCTTCTACAGCAATAGCGATACCTGCAACATGACCACGTCCAACCACGTTCCCCGATCCGAGAGTTATTAACTCCGGGTCATTGGTTTCTAAATCAATTGCTATTTCTTTATGACCGCGCAAATCGCGTAGTTCATCAGGCATTACCCATTCCGTATCCGGACTGAATAAGGGTATTTGGGTACTTCTCATTTCTCTTCCTTTTTCATTTCTTCAATTTCTAATTCACAGTAATGAATAATTTTTTTCAAATCTTCAATACCGTTTTTATCTTTATAACGAACCACATACTTAATAACATTGCCTTGAAAAAAAGACAAGTTATTGCTTCTTGTAAATGCATAGGGTTGAATACTATATTTATTATAATGAGTTCCTCCCTCTTGACGTTCAGATGCATTTATTATTTTATCAAACATTGATTTATTGGTCATATTAAATAAGCACGGTCAAAGTTTTTTGGGTCCACAATATGTAATTCACGCTTCGCTCTTGTTGCACCCGTATAAAACAAACGATGTAATTCGTCTGGATCGTGTGCAAATGTTTCAAGTGCTGCGTTAGTTAAATCTTGTAACAATAAAACTTTATCCGCTTCTCCTCCTTTAGCTCCATGTATAGTTGACATTATGATACGAGGATTTTTATTTATCATCTCTCCATTCGCCCTCATATTACGAATGTAGTTTTCTGTGAGAGTATCTAAACCCTCAAATGATTCATACCAAACCTTATCTGTTAACAAACCATACTGCTCTATACATTCTTTTAATGTATATTTAGTTTCAGCATGTAATGTTTTTCCTTTTCTAAAACCTTCTAATACGTTTGCACCCAGGTATTCATAGATATTTTTTATTTCTAAATTGTTTAAATAACAACCTTTTCTCCATGCTTCCCAATTATTTAATGCTAATAATAATTTTAAACTAATAGAGTTTTGTCCTTTGTATTGATAATACCAACCTCTTAACTCACATAATTCTTTTACATCATCTAAAAAATAATTTGCTGAAGATAATACTAACCAATTTCCCTGACTCATATCTACTTGAGTAATATCAGAATATCTTTTTAAAATTCCTACTTCATGTCTCGGCTTATATTGTTTATCAAATCTATTTTGTACTTTGCTTATTATTTTTTGTGATAGTTCATGAATAGGTCCGCCTGGAATACGATAAGATTGTTCTAATGTTTTAATATCATCCACCTCTTCTTTTAATGCAATGAAGTGATCTACATCTGCACCGGCCCATTTAAAAATAGCCTGGTCATCATCCCCTGCGATATAAGTTTTTTTAGAATTACTCCAAAGGGATCTAACCATTTCCCATTGTATTAAAGATAGATCTTGTGCTTCATCAATAAACAATACTTCAAAGCTTGGACTAATTTCTTTTGCAATAAAATCTTCCAATAAGTCATTGAAATCTTTAAGTTCTTTTTCTTTTTTAAATCTCTTGAGTTCCTCTGAAAGTAAGAATAAAGTATTCCGCTCTATATCTAATAAGTTTTTTCTAGAATCATAATAATCTAATAGATCCATTCTCTTAACAGCCGCTGTATTGATAATAGTAAGATATTCATTATCTGAATTAAAGGTTCCGTCCTCTCCTGAAAAGTTTGCAGTCTTAATAGGTATGCCACATTTTTGACCAAACTCTTTATAATCTTCTGTCTTCATCATTTTTTCTCTACTCATACCCAACATTCTAAATGCATATGAATGCAATGTTCTAAAGTTAGCTAAATCTGTTTCTACATCTAATCCAAATTTTTCAGACGCACGATTAGCTGCTTCTCTTGCAGCCTTCTTCGTAAAAGAAAAATAACCTATTTGTTTAGGCCTAATTCCTTGTTGAATAAATTCGTCCACTAAATTTAATAGTGTCGTTGTTTTTCCCGTTCCCGGTGGTCCTAGTATTATTGTTTTCATTTCTATATTTTCTTAATTTATTTTCTAAAAATTTATTTCTTGCACTTAATTTATCTACTTGTTTAGACAAGCAATCAATTTTTTGAGTTAATTTTAAACGCCAATTAATTCCTATACTAGAAGTCATCTTGCTGATATTTTATTTTAGAAACAGAAGCATCTATCTTCTTCATTGTTTTAATTTTAATAACTCTTGGTTGTTGATTTTTTATGTTAGGTCTAAACTCTTCCACAAAACAATCTAATTGAGTAAGATAATTTCCTGTTTTAATTTTATCATGTTCCCAATTATTCTTTTTACAAAAACTATAAAAGTCTTCTCTTCTGAAATAAGTAAATTCTCTATTCTCATCTGTGTAGGGAAGTTTATTTAAAATATCATCCATAGTTCTTGCTGATTGTCTATTCGTAGTCCAATCTTGTAATAAAGAAGTTATCTCATTAATTGGATCTAAAGATTCTAATGGTTCAATCTCTTGTAAATTATTCATCATTGGTTTTAAAAAATGTTGTTTCCAATCTTTTGGTTTAGGAATAGGAATAACTAAATTAGCCTGGTCTAAACATGCTAGTGCAAATAATCCTGGCATATATAATTGCTCTGTCTTTAATT